TTCAGCTGCATAAAGTATTCCCGGACCATCTCAGGAGTGACGGGAGGCTCGCTCGCTTCTTCCTTCCGGATCAGGAGCGCCAGCTCGTCCTGCCGGTTCTCAAGATCATCCAGCATCTCCGAAAGGTTCCTGGACCATGCTCCATCGGCGATGGCTTTCGTGATGTTATTGATCTTGCGTTCGACATCAGTCAGTTCAGCCCGGTAAAGGTTCACGACTTTGTCCTGCTCTGAAAGGTTATTCATGTTCTCCCGGTATGCATCGACAAAGCGCTCGATCATCTCGTCTGTCAGGATCTGCTGATTCACAATCTGAATGATTCTATCTTCCAGCCAGTGCTTCCGGATCCGTGCCTTTGTGCACTGGTGCTTCTTCCGTTTTACGCAGGAATAGTATTTGAAAACATCTCTGTGCTTTCCCTGAGCGCTCTCGCCGGTCATAGCGCTGCCGCATTCCCCACAAAACAGCTTCCCTGCGAGGTGATAGGGGTCGAGCTCGATGTCTGCCCGTCTCTTTGTAAAACTCTTGTTTTTCATGCGTCTCTGGGCCTCCTGGAACGTGCTCTTGTCGATGATCGGCGGGATCCCGTTTGGATCATAGATGTCTTCATACCTGTAGATGCCGATATATTTTTCTTGTCTGAGAATGGAGTAAATGCTGTTCTTCCCGAACGGTTTCCCGTAGGATGTCCGGATCCCGAGGCTGTTCAGCTCAGTAACAATCTGCTCGCGCGTCTTACCTCCAAGATAATCCCGGAAGACTTTCTGAACGACCGGAGCGGTGTCCGGATCAATCTCATAACGGCCATCATCTCCTCGCCGGTATCCAAGCGGCAGCCGGCCGAGTGCTTTCCGCTGGAGGGCAGAGTCATATGCTCCGCGCTTCACGTTTTCGGCAAGGTTGCGGGAGTAGTATTCAGCCATAGCCTCAAGCATGCCTTCAAGGATGATTCCTTCAGGGCTGTCGGTGATGTTCTCCATGGCAGATATCAGCTTCACGCCATTATCCTTCAGGCGTTTCCGATAGACGGCTGCATCGTACCGATCACGCGCAAAGCGGTCCAGCTTCCACACGATCACGACCTCGAAGGTCTTTTTCTTTGAGTCGGCGACCATACGCTGAAAGGATGGCCGGCGGTCAGATGTCGCGGTCATCGCGCTGTCAGTGTATTCCTTTATGACTTTGTAACCATTGCGCTCCGCGAAGGCATAGCAGTCACGCAGCTGTCCGGCAATCGATTCCTCGCGCTGGTTTGAACTTGAGTATCTTGCGTAGATTACTGCCGGGATCATGAAGCGGTCTCCTGCAACAGAGCGCGGATGATGTTTCGGACGCTTTCTGGCGCTCTTCGGAAATTCTTGATAAGTTCAATTTCATCAGCATTAAGCATAAGACGCTCACCTTTGCCATCTAGCAAATAGGCAGGCTGAACACCAAAAAGAATGGCGAGAGCGTGCAAAGTTTCTGTCTTAATATTTTGAGTTCTTCCAGTTTCCCATTTTGCGACCGCTGACTTCTGAACCCCGATGTAATTGGCGAGTTCTTCCTGAGTCATTTTTTTCTCTTTGCGGAGTTGCTTAATTATTTCTCCTGTTGTCATGGTTTTGTCCTCTTGTACTGCCATTATATCCGAGCATTCACCGAAAAATGAAAAGAATTATGCTTTTTGAGAAACTTTTTATTGACAAGCATAATCAAAAGCGTAAGATGGAAGTGTCTCAAAAAGACACACAAGGAAGGAGGGAGTGAATGAATAAAACCGCGCTCAGAGTGGTCATGATGCAGAACAGGGAGACCTATGAAGACCTCGCTGGAGTTCTCGGCATTGCAGTGCCTACGCTGTCCGACAAAATCAACGAGAAGACCAGCAGAGGCTTCACTCAGCCGGAAATTGCAGCCATTAAAGACCACTATCACCTGTCTGCTGAGCAGGTAGATCTGATTTTTTTTGGATCTGAAGTTTCCTAAAAAGACACTTTATGAAAGTTTATGAAAGTTTAAAGCGATTTATGAAGCTTTAAGACAATTTATGAAAGGATGTGATGAAGATCCAGATCAGCAGCTCAGACATGATGAGGATCCTGACAGCCGCAGTCAGGGAAATCAAAGCGGAACAAAAAGAGCCCGGTGGGGGCCGGTGCTCAAAAGAAAGGATATGTAATTCAAATGAAGAATACCACAAAAATGAGAAGGCTGCGGAAGGAAATCCGTGAAGCCATCGCTATCGCCTTCTTCGGAAGCATCGGCGCTCTCGCACTCGTTGCGCTCTGGATCGGCTCGGTCATTCAGACCATGGAGGTGATCGGATGAAGGCAATCGTGAAACGTGTCGGCGAGGTTCCTGAACTGATGGACGTTCCCGATACACTGAAGTGCATGCAGAGACTCGTGGACGGCTATGTGGAAGTGGTCGGCTCCAGAGTATGCAACGGCAACTTCGTGGTGAATGAAGACGGTTCCTACATGTGTGAGTACAACTGCACGGTCGAGGGCCATAAGTTCTACGGCACCATCGTCTACGTGGGACCGATGACGCAGAGCTTCAACGATGCCGATCAGATGGCACTGAAGCACTTCAGAGCGCAGAGCCTCTACGGAAACCTCAGAAAGGACGCATGGATATGGTAAGCCTCAGCAACGACAAGAAGCGCAGGGAGTTCCTAGAAGACGCCAAGAACTGGGAACCGCTCCCTTCCGCCGACAACTTCGTGCGGATCAGCAAGCTGCTCTATAAGGAGCATATGTGGCTGCACATCGAACTGTGGCAGACCTCGGAATGCTGGAACTACCAGCAGAAGAAGATCGAGCCGGAAACAGGCTGGACGGACAGAGGTTACTACAAGATAAACGAACACACCCACGCGCTCGGCTACCCGATCAGCATCAGCAACATCGTGGACGAAATCAAAGAAATCGATAAGAAGGAGAAAGCAAAGAAATGACAGCACTCACAATCATCATCTTCATCCTTCAGCTCGTGCTGACAGCGTGGGCTGTAGGTATCACCATCGTGGTGGTAGACCTGTTCAAGGCATTCCGCTCTACTTCCGTAGCAGACGGCGAAGCCTTCGCTTCCCTGTTTGACTCGCAGAAGACCACCTTCCACGCATTGCACGCCGTACTGAAGACAGTCGGAGCCGTAGAGGAAGAAGCAAGAGGCTACAAGGCAATGGTGGACGCTGAGCTGGATGCTCACAAGAATGACACCCGTTTCGCACTGGAAACAATCCAGGAAGCACGCCGCATCTATAACTCAATCAACGCCAAGCCGGAACAGGAGGAAGAAAACAATGGCTGAATACGTAACACTCAACAAGGAAGAATATGACTCGCTTCGCAAGATCGCCAATCTTGCCCTGGAACAGAGCAGGACGCTCGACATGGTGCTGGATGTCCTGAAGGACAACGCCAACAGCTTCGATCTTGAAGAGGTTTACGTCCACAGCATCGAAAGCCCGGAGAAGCTCGCCAACATTTTCCGGTACCGCATGCCGGAGGAATGGCATGAGCTTGAGGCTGAAGTCATTGAGAGGGAAACCCGTGACAATGTCGATTAATGCCGGCGAGCTGAGAGATCCTCAGCTCTGCGATGATGAGGCTTACGATTCCGAAGCATTCCAGGAGGATCTGACGGAGATCTATGACCGCATTGATGAGATTTCCTCAGACCTCTACGGTCTGCTTCAGAAGTGCGACCGCAAGAACGTGCGGAACGCCTACGGCACCATCCAGCGGTGCCTTGCGTACCTGCACGATGAACTCTAGGAGGAATATATGAAGTTCAATATCACAAAAGGAAAACAGAAGACTGCCATCCGGATGTGCTGCTATGGTCCGGAAGGCATCGGTAAAAGCACCTTCGCGTCTCAGTTCCCTGATCCGCTCTTCATCGATGTGGAGGGCGGAACCAAGCAACTCGACATCTCCCGCTTCCCCCAGCCGGAGACATGGAACGAGCTTCTTGAGATGGTGGACGCTGTGATCGAAGACCCGACCGTATGCAAGACGCTCGTGATCGATACCGCTGACAGGGCTGAGATGCTTCTTACCACCCAGCTCCTGAACGAGGGCAAGGTGGACAGCATCGAAAAGTATGGCGGAGGCTACGGCAAGGGATACACCGCCCTGGC